AAGAACGCGCCCTCGACCTGCCGCGGCATGACCGGCCGGGAGATCGGGAACCTGTGGATCCGCACCCTCGCGACCGATGGCGAGGTGTTTGAAATCTACTTCCCCGGCCACGGGAACCGCTACCGCTTCGCCTCCCGGATCGTCGACTCCAGCCTGATCGACAGCACGAAAAACGAACTCCTGCCGAACGGGAACCGCGTCCGCATGGGCGTCGAGATCGACGAGCACGGGGCGCACGTCGCCTACTGGGTTCTCAATCACCACCCGTCCGACCTGAACTTCGCGACGCTCCGCAAGCCGACCCACACCCGCTACACCGCGGCCCAGGCCCGCCTCACCTTCCTGAAGGAATTCCCCGGTCAGACCCGCTCGGTCTCCTGGTTCGCGCCCTCCGCGATCCGCGCCCAGATGCTGCAAAAGTTCGAGGAAGCGGTGATCACCACCAGCCGCGGAGCCGCTGCGAAGGGCGGCTTCTACGAGGTCGCCGAGGACTACGAGGGAGCCCTCCCCGGCGAGAGCGACGAGGACGGCGGGGACACCTCCGACCTCCTTCGCCGCAACGTCGAGCCCGGTGAATGGGAAGCCCTGCCCCGCGGCATCAAGGCCGTCCCCTACGATCCGCAGTTCCCGCCGGCCAATCTCGGCGAGATGACCAAGGTCATGATTCGCGGCCTCGCGGCCGGCGTCGGCGGCGCCTATCACGCGATCTCCCAGAACCTCGAAGGCGTCAACTACAGCTCGATCCGGGCCGGCGATCTCGAACAGCGCGGAGTCTGGCGAGCCCTCCAGGCCTTCGTCATCGACCACCACGAGGAGCCCTACTTCTGCGAGTGGGCGCGGATCCTCCGCATGAATGCCGAGACGCCGATCGACGGCCGCAAGCTCGACGCCTGTCTCGACAATGATGAATACCGCTTCCTCGCGCGCGGCTGGGACTGGGTGGATCCCCAGAAGGAAGTCCTCGCCCACAAGGAAGCGATCGCCCTCGGCCTCACCACCCGCAGCCGGGTCATCGCCGAGCGCACCGGGGAGGACATCGAGGACGTGCTCGACGACCTCGCGCTGGAGAACGCCATGATGATCGAGCGCGGCCTTGAGCACCGGATCGGCGTCGTCGTCCAGGCATCGGAGAAGGCCGGCGACAAGCAGCCCGCCCAGCCGGCCGAAGAGGACGAGCAAGAGGACGACGCCGGGGAAGAGTGATTTCCGGGAGGGCAGACGGGTTAGGTGTTTTCCTCTCTGCCCGCTGAACCGGCTCGCGTGTTTCCTGGTTGGTTGCCACGCGGGCCGGGTCTCCCGCGAGAGCCGCGACAGGCCGCACATGCCCGAACGCACCGAAATCACCCGCGGGGTTTCCTACCTCGCGGAGCTGGCGGTTACCACGCCGGCCGGGGTTCCCGACAATCTCACCGGGTTCACGTTCCGCGCCGAGGTCCGCATGACCGGCGGCTCCCTGGTCACCGACCTTTCGGCCCGCATCAGCCTGAAGAGCGGCTCCCCGGACAAGGTGCTGATCGCCCTCACCGACGAGCAATCCTGGGCGCTCACCGAGGGGGCGTTCGTCTGGGACGTTCTCGCCGACCGGCCCGATGGCGGGGTCGACATCATCATCCCCACCGAGCCCTTCCTCGTCATCACCCCATCCACCCGCAAGGCATGAGCCACCGCACTGTCATCAGGACCGTCATCACGCCGCGAGCGATCACCCGCCGGGTCGGCCCGGCTGGCGCTGGCGGCGGGGCCACGACCTTCGCCGCGCTCACCGACAAGGCGACCGCCGACCTCCCCGCGATCAACACGCCGCTCGCCTCCGCGCTCTCCGGGAAGCAGCCGCTCGACGCCGACCTGACGAGCTGGGCCGGCGTCACGCGAGCCGCGGGCTTCGACACCTTCACCGGCACGCCGAGCAGCGCCAACCTCCGGGCACTGGTCACCGACGAGACCGGCAGCGGGGCGCTGGTTTTCGGGACGGGTCCGACCTTCGTGGGGCTGACGAACACCGGAAACCTGAACCTCGCGACCGGCACCACGTTCACCTACGGCACGGGCATCGCAGCATCACACCGCACGGCGTTGGGTCTCGGCTCGCTTGCAACCCAGAGCGGAACAATCGCAGACTACCTCACCATCGCCAGCGCGTCGGCGACATACCTGCCGCGCCGCTCCACGATAATCGTGGGAGGCACCACGCCCGCGTTCCCCGGCCCCCTTGTTGAGCAACCGGCTCTACTGAACGGAAGACGCGAGTGGCTGGGACCAGCGGGAAGCCACTTGCAGTTTGATGGTTTCGATTGGTATCTTGGTTGTACTGATGGCGTGGATACATACAGCGCGACCGTCAATGACCCCACGGACGAACCGTGGAAGATCATGGCACCCACATGGGGTATCGTCAACGGGACAGGCGCGCCCACTCTGACCATTGACCCACCGACGCTGGTGCCAGTGGCGCCGTTTACGGGCACCATTGCTCTGGCTGCGGATCAGTATGGGCGCTTGTCGCCAACTGATATGATCGGTCTTGGGTCTTACGTGTCGGAAGCACTGAATGTCGCCGTCAACGCCAACGGCGGCTTCCTGACCGCAGGAATCGGCGACACCCTGCCGCTCGAACGTGGCGGCACTGGATCGACCACCGCATCGGACGCCCGCATCGCCCTCGGCGGGGTTGACGACAGCAGCACCGGCACGGCGCTGTTTGGGGCGGCGACTCAGAAATCTGCAAACGAGACAATCGGACGGATTACTAAAATCCGAACTACTGACTCAACAGGAAAAACGAACAACACATTCGCAGCCGATAACCAACTTACAGGATGGAGCCTAAAAGCCAACACGGTATACAGGGCTGAAGTCCGACTCAGATACACAACTGGCGGCGGATTTGGGATAAAATTCCAATTTGCCACGCCTTCCTTGCGTTATGCGTCAGGAGACTGGGGCAGCGGAATTATCGCGGTTCCCGGTTCGGCAGCCACCTTCCAAGGGGTTTGGAACAACGGTTCAAACGTGGCCTTTGTAAATTCCTCGTTCAACGTGACCGGAGGATACGCTACCGGATTTTTTGAGTTTGAAACCGGTGCCACAGCGGGATTAGCCGAACTCCAATGGGCGCAGGCGTCTACCGGCGCAACCGCTACGACTCTTCTCGCTGGATCGACGATCACCATAACCGAACGCACCCCTTAACCATGTCCCTCCTCACCCCAACCGAATCCGTCACCGCCCGCATCGCCGCCGATGCTGGCGCTCTCGCCGCGCACCTCCGCAACGCCATCGTCTTGGCCAACCGCATCACCGGTTACGCGCTCGACCTGCCGACCGACCAACTCAACGAGTGGCTGAACGCCCGCCCACTGGAGCAACGGTTCGAGGAATTTACGGCGCACGGCTTCACCGGCGACGCGCTCAACGAAGCAGCCGTGAACAGCGAGTCGGCGACCGGCAGTCCGACCGGATCGCTCGGCCGAGTGGACGTCCGCAGCGTGCAGGACAAGCTCGCCGCGCAGGGCCGCACGCTGGAGGTGATCGGCGGCAGGTTCGAAGTGACCGCCGACCCTGAACCAACCCCCGAAGCGCAGCCATAGCGAGAGCCGCGACAGGCCGGGGCATGAGCGACACGCTTGAACGTCCCGCGGGTATCCAGACCCGATCCCTTCCCGGCAGCTTCACCCGGATCCGCGCCGAGGGCGATGCCGCCGACGCCGCCGTCCGCTTCGAGTTCATCGCCTCCACCGATGGCCCGATCGAGATGTGGCGCGGCATGTTCGAGATCCTCGACCACACGCCGAACGCCGTTCGCGCCGGCTGGTTCCAATCCGGCAACGCGCCGGTCCTCTGGATGCACGACCGCAACGACCAGCGCGGAGTCGTCGAGTCGGCGAAGGTCGAGGACGGCAAGCTCAAGGTCACCGTCCGCATGTCGTCGAGCGAGACGAAGCTGATCAAGGACATCGAGGACGGGATCATCCGCAACGTCTCGGTCGGCTACCGGATCCACGACGAGAAGATCGACAAACGCGAGTCCGACCCGGCCACCGGGCAAGTTCTCTCGACCACCTGGCGCGTCACCGACTGGGAGCCGAAGGAGGTTTCCTTCGTCTCGATCCCCGCCGATCCCGCCGCCGGCTTCCGCGCCGAAGACGAATCTCTGAAGAGCCGCGTCAGGTTCCTCGAAGACAAGGCAGCCGCCGAATTTCCATCACGCACCACCATGAGCACCCCGACCGAAACCGCAACGATCTCCGTCACGGAGCACGAGAAGGCCCGCACTGATGCCGTGACCGCCGAGCGGTTGCGCGTCGCCGGGATCACCGCAGCCGCCGGCCGCGCCAAGGACACCAACATGGGCGACTTCAGCGCCCGTGCCCAGGAAGCCATCGACAAGGGCGAGAGCCTCGCCGAGTTCCAGGGCCACGTCCTCGGCAACATGAAGCGCACCGAGCCGGTGACGACCGCCCAGCTCGGCCTGACCGAGAAGGAGCAGCGCCGCTACTCCCTGCTCAACGTCCTCGACGGCCTCAACGAGAACGACCCGAAACGCTACGAGTTCGAGCGCGAGGTGTCCGTCGCCGCCCAGAAGGCCAACGGCCACGGCAGCGGCGAGCGCATGACCATCCCGACCGACATCCTGCT